ATTCTTAACCACAGCGAGAGAGAAGAAAGTCTTTCCAGTAGAAGACTCTCCAGCAATAGCAGTAATCTTATTCCCAGATACACCACCAAATATGCTACCTGAAACCAGTGCATTAAAAATGTATGAACCCGTATCAACATATGTTTCAGTCTCATCAATGTCTGATGCTAACTTAGTAAAGTCATCACCAATCTCTTTTACAATATCTTTAAGAAAATCCATCACGCTACCATCCCGTATTGTTCACGAAGTATTTTTTTATAAGGCAAACCTTGTTCTCTAAGTTCTTTTACAAGTTTAAGTTTTTGAAACAATGCAGTGTCTCCGCCAAGAGTCATTGCATTAACAATAGTATTCAGTTCTTTGTCGTCAATAGGCAAGTCCATCAAGCAAAAAAAGATTCTAGGTTTACAGTTTTTTCTACACTCCACCCAATCGCATCAAGGATAATCTTAAGTGGTTCTAGAAATGCTTTCTCAAATTGTAGTTCATGATCTATATATTTGTCAAGATTGAGTTCTTTTGGAAACTCCTGAATGAAAGAAATAACATTCTCGTGAATAGTATTTGGTTTCTTTAGATAGATGAACTTAATCTTCTCTCCATTTTGAATAAGAGAGTATTTGTTTGTTAGTTTGTTCTGCTTAATATAATGATTAAACAGAAGTGCTCCACGAACGTGGATAGGTGTTCCTTTAATGTAAATATCAGAAGAAGATTGATACTTAACTACATCAGATGCCGAACGAGGAAATGAAATTTGCTCTGGTGGAAGGGATCTAAACTGCTTTCTTGCATTTTCAATAAAATCAATCACATCATCCTCAGTTCCACTCATCATCAACTTAAGAGCATCTTTAATCATCTTGCGGCAAGGAGCAGGAGTGGAAGATTTGACTGCCTCAATTCCCATCATCTTTAGTTTAGGTTCTTCATATCGGACACCTTCACTATCCCACACATTAAGAATATATCGCTTCTTAGCAGTCCAGATTCCACGATCAGCAATATTCTCCCGCTTCATCTGCATCTTCTGATCATATGCATTCACATACGTAGCCAATTCTTGGTAAGAACCTTCAATATACTTTTCAAGTTCCATCTGACAGATCTTATCAAGGAACGCGACAATGCTTTCAGTAGTTTTCTCTCTTCCTTTGTATACAGTTTCAACCAAAGGACCCATATTAAGGTAAATAGAATCAGTATCCGAAGCAATAACATAATCAACATCCCCCGTTTTAAGAATCTTGTTTAGATAAGAGTTCATTTTTCCCTCAATCCATCGAATTGACACTTGACCACTCAGAGTGATTGCTTCAGCATTCTCAAGTTTATAGTATCGAAAATATTGATTACCAATGGCACCATAAGCAGAGTTGAGAGAAATCTTTTTTGCCATCTGAATATTATTACAACGAGCAATCTCTTTTACCAGTTCTTTATTCTTGGTTTTCTCATACTCTTTCTTTGCCTCGATCATCTTCTTCTTGAAGATAACACGGTCCTGATACATTTTCTCCATCAACTCAGGAAGAAATCCACGAACGTCTTTGCGATACATGGCACCGTTGGCACATACAGCATAGTCCTTATAAAGTTCAAAGTTTATCTCGCCTTTAAGGATTTTATCAACAGTTGCTGTTGGATGTTTCTCTTCGAGAATTGTCTCTGGTGAGATATTATATTGCATAATGAGATGGGGATAGAGAGAATTAAGATCAAAAGAAACAACCCAGTCATACTTTCCAGGAATCGGTTCCTTGACATATGCCCCCGCATATTTTTCATCCTTCCTAGATTTATTCCTTGGAGGAATGACAATATTACGTTTCTTAAGGTAATTATAAATGATATTATCCCACATACGAACCTGGTAAAAAACATCAGCATAATTCACTTTGGCATCATATGCCATCGTAAGTGCAAGTTCAATCAGTTTCATCTTGTCTTCCAGACGGTCAACAAGTTCTACGTCAAAAATGTTATATTCAATAAACTTTTGCCATCCTTGAGTGTAGAAGTCCTTGAAGGTATCAAACTCAGAGTGATCAAGTTTTTTCTGGCCCAATTCAACTTCAGCAATGTAATCTAGACGATATGATTCTTGTGCTTTATAAGTAAATTTCTTATAAAGATCAAGATAATCCAATTGAGTTAATCCACCAACATCAAAGGTAGTGTGCTTGCGTCCATTGATATAAACTTCGCCTTCAGTAACAAGTCCCCAATTAGAAAACCGTTTCATTAGTTTCTCACCAAGAACACGGTTCAATCGCTTGCAGATGTATGGAATATCATACATCTGAATATTCCATCCAGTAATCACATCGGGAACATCAACCATCCAATAGTTAATAAAATTATTGAGGAGTTCATACTCAGATGGACAATAGTGATAAGTAAGATCAGTTCTATTGTGCTTGAAAGGTTTAACTCCCCAAGTAATGATCTTCTTAGTCGTATAATCTTGAATTGTAATCGCAAGAATTTCTTCCGAACAAGATTCTACATCAGGGAACCCCTCTTCAGAAGCAACCTCAATATCCAGAGTTACAAGTTTGATTTTGCTAATATCGAACTTAATTTCATCTTCTGGATACTTTTCGGAAATGTATTGATAGATATAACGATCATTTCCACAGATCTCAAATCCATCTACTTCATCATACTTCTTATAAAACTCTCGACAATCCCGAACTGTTCCCGGATTAATTGGTTCTACTAGTTCTCCGCCTAATGTTCTATACTTTGATTCTTTTTTAGTCTTTACGAATAGAGTTGGAAAGAACTCATCTCGCATCTCAAATCTTTTTCCATTTTCTACACCACGAACCAAAAACTGATTACCAATCAATTGAACATTAGTATAAAATTTCATTCCTTAATCAAGTCCTCATATTTTTTCAAGAGTTTTTCGGATGGTTCGGCAATAGTAATAATTTTATCTGAGGATATCATAAAAGTATCCTGACCAGAAAAATCAATCAACCATGGAGATAGAGTTTCATTTGACTGGTTCACCAAAAATGGTTTAATGAGTTTACAATCAGGTTCACCAATATCAACTCCGACTTCCTCAATGTTTGAAATGAGTATTTGATTATTTGTAAGAAGTAATAACTTAATCATGGCAATCCTATAGACACTTTATTCTAACAATAAAAAAGGGAGGTGTCAACTGGATTGTGCCAGTTACCTCCCGTGGCATTGCGCCGACGATACTTACTATATAGTCAAACTTCGTATTATCTTTCCAGTCCATCCTTTATGAGTGTTTCTTTGCCCCTTTAGATTTTTATTCATAGTTCTATGGTCTAATCCACACTCTTCACAAGTTTTTCTCATACTTTGTTTTGGATTAAAGATAATCTTTACGGGCGTGATGGTCTGGCACGATCTTTTTTAGTTCTATTCTAAGAAGTCCGTCTTCAAAGGTGACCTTTGATACTTCTGTGTCGTCGGATAAAGTCCACGCTCGTTTAAAACTTCTGCTAGCCACTCCCTTGTGGATAAACGTCCGCTCAGTCTCAGTGTCTTGTTTTTGTCCTTCGACAAAAAGTTTTCCATACTCCGTGAAAACATTAACCTCTCCTTTCTTAAATCCTGCGAGTGCAATTTCCAAATGCGACTCTACATTATTTACCTCAATAAGATTGTATGGTGGATAGTTTGGATTAGTTTCCTGAAATTGACTAAAAATACGATCAAAATATTCATCCATTCCAATACTATATTCATTGATTCTTCTCATCAATCCAGGAAGATCCGCAGCAGTATAACGTGCAAGGTTAGTCATTATAGTAGCTCCTTTAAAAGCGAGTTTGTGTTTTGTGGACCCTTTCGGCATCCATTAATAATTATACAAGAAAGATAAAAAAAAGCGGGTGGTGAGACCCGCTCCTTTTTATTCGGTTTTACTCATCAAAGAATGGAAGTAAAGTTCCATCGCCAATTTTATTTCGCACAAATGGTGCAATATCTTTACCACAATGTGGGCAAAACAATTCCTCAATTAGAGAAACTGATTTATAATTAGAAATGAAGCAGTTAAGTTCTTTTCATGGAGAACAAATTTATTTAGATATAATATAGCATAAAAAAGGATCTGTCAAGCAGATCCTTCGGGTGTTCCGACTTTTGTAGAGTGCCGCACGAATGGCACAGAATTATTTATTCTGCTTCTTGCGTTTTTACTTTTTTTCCAATATTATATTTTTGCTCAAGAATCCAACCTTCCTTATCTTTATAAGCAAGAACTTTGATTTGATTGAGAGGAGCAATATCAATTACAGCATCTTCCTTAACGACTGTAATCAATCCCCAGTCGGCAAGAAGGCGAACAATACGGTTACGACGCTGAACATCATTCACTGTCAGATTGGCGTGTTTGCCATCAAGAGCAAACAATTCCTTAAAGTGAACAATATAGTATCTACCCTGCTTATGTAGAATGTGGCAAGATTGATAAAGTTTTTTTTCTTTCCTAGATGCAACTCCAATACGGGTTAAAGTCTCACGGACTTTCAAAAAGTCATCAGGTTCATTAAGAATTATCTCTACCATTTGGTCTTGAGACCATTCAACAGTAGGTTCTACCGTAGTAGTCATTTTTTTCCTCCAATATCAAGTCGTTGTTTGATGAAAGTTAGTTGTTCTTTTGTCAGGATTTTCAGTGCTTGAGATGCTTTCTCATTACTATATCCATAGTATGATTTAACACATTCTAAGTCTGTGACCTTATCCTTACGGAGCCAGGGAGAAAATCTCTTCCGTTTCCTAAGAGTATTTAGATAAAAAGAATATTGCATATCTTTAGGAAGATGTGCATTCATATTCATTTCATTTGCAAATAACACACAATCAATATGACCAGATAGACAACGATTGATAATGAATGGAGGATATGAACTAATATCTTCTGACAGATCTTCTTTTGTAAAATTAATTGAGTTGAGCCAGTCCTTCAGTTCCATAATTAAATAGCAACAATTCTTTCCTTTCTTTTTGCTCTCGCATATATTCACCAACTGAACGCATAGTATAAGTCAAATCAAACTCACCAGTGTTCCAATTTTTGAATCTATCCTTTACTAGTTGATCTGAGTTGTAACTAATGAGTTGGTCCATACTACAAGAATCACAATCAGCAGCAAACTTATCGTGATCAAATCCTTTGTGCATTGATCCTTTGTTCCCATAGAGATTATCCTTAATATCATAAGGAGGATCGAGATACATAAAAGCACCCTTGTTTCCATCCATCAGATAATCGTAGGAGTAATTAGTTATACGCCATTTTGAGATTAGCGTAGAATACTCAGGCAACTTTTCGATCCCTCGCATTGAAAAGTTGGAAACGGACGCCTGTTGTGAAAATGATGAACTCTCTGTGAGACCACTGAAACTACACTTATTGACAACATAGAAAGCCACAGCACGATCAATGCTAGGCAAATCTTTGTCATTGACTTGCTCCTTTGCTTTAAGAAAAAGTTCTTTTGCCAGGACTGGATTATTGTTTGTCGTCTTAAGATCTATAAGTTTATCTTTAAGATCAGTTCCAAACATCTGGAGTTGCTGCCAGAAGTTTACCAGAGGTTCATAAAGGTCATTCACCCAAATATCTAGGTTGGGATACTTCTTTGTGATATAAATCGCAACACTTCCTCCTCCAAGAAAGGGTTCACGAAACTCATCATAGTTGCGAAGGTCTGGAAAATAAGGTCCCATTTTTTCACAGGCACGGGACTTACCACCAGGATACCTCAAAGGTGTTTTAAGAGATTTCATTTTGCAATACACCTCACAGAAATTTCAGCAGACCTAGTTGCATCTGCCATTTCTCTGTAACCAGCACCAACATAGATTTGTCCGCTGACTACAGCAACTGCAATTACACCCCAAAAGACATAATACCATCTAGACTTTACTTGATGTAGTTGTTTCTTTTTCATAATCACAGAACCAACTTTTTAGAAGGTTTTTGAATTATCGAAAACATTTGCTCATACTGTTCAACAATTTGTTCCTGTGCTTCAGCAATATAAACAACGTATTTCTTAGAAACTTCAAGATCAATATTCTTCTCTTTCAGGAGAGGGGACCAAGGAGCAAATCCCATTTGTCCTTGTCCAGCAGGAACAGCAACAATAGGATTACGAATGACAATATTATCAACAAGATCTCCAACAAGATCTGCGATTACATCTTCACCAGACCACATACGAATAAGTTTTACATTCATTTTAATTTACCTCAACGGAATTCACATTCTACCATAATTTCAGTTAATGCTGCCAGAAGATTTATTTCTTGGTCAGCCACGAACGCACATTGGTATTGATACTTAGCAATAACAAGAACGGCAGCAGGGATAGATTGGGGTGAAAGGCAATCATAACAGGCGTCATAAATCCTGCGAAGAAGACTGCTAGCATCGTTGTCCAAGTTGGAGACCACCCACTTTCGGACTTCAGGAAAGTTTTTATCCCTAAGATTTTTAATGAGTTCATTTACAGAAATATCAGAGAAGGATGCAAGAATACCAGAATCAATTTTGCCCCCAGTAGAGTACCTCTGAA